TCTTTTACAACAGTAAATGATCCTATATTTTTACCATTCATTTGTGATTTATATAAAATACTTGAAAATACGCACCAAAAAAATGACATAGTAGGTATAAATGCTAATAATGGTAAACCAAAAAATAATAATACAATAAAAAGAATCACTAACCAAAATCCCATACACCAATCAAAAGGACTAGCTAATGTTACATCTTGCCAATTTGGTCCTTTATCGCCTACATCACTTGTGTTTGTTTTAAAAAACCATCCCATTTTAGCAAACCATAAGTATATAAAATATAATTGATTTATAATTAACATTATTCCAGATAAAAATCCAACAAATATAGGACCCAAAAATACGATTAATGATTCTGGTACCATTTCATTTACACCATTCATAACAGCATTTATAGCTGAATAATTAAAATTTATTAATGTCTCTGTAATTGAAATAAAATAATTTGCTAAAAAATTTGACCTTGGTTTTTCCTTATAATCTCTAAACATATCTAAAACTTTGTTTGCTGAATTATAATCATTATAAGGAAATTCCATCTTCATTGACATTGGTGGATCAGTATTAGTAGAAAAAATATTTGTTTTTATTTGTTGTACGTTTGGCTTTGTATCTGTATAAGGAGAACATAAATCATCTGTAGGCAGAATGTTTGATTGTGCTAATTTACATACAAACAATATTAAGCCACTACTTGAAAAATATAATAAAATAACAATAATAATTGCAATTAAAGATTTAATAAATCCTGCTATTTGTGATGCGAAAGTTGTTGAGCTAGTTGAACTTGAATTTTGTTGTTGTTGTGCTTGATCTATTGCACTAGTATCACTATTAGTATCTGACATTACTTATATTTAATTGATAAAATAATTCGTATATTTAAAATTTAATATCATTTAAATATATGAAATTATCAGATGCGCAATATTATACTTTGTTTTTTGCTTTTATAGCATTTATTTTACTTTATTTTGTATTTAAGATGATTGATTATTTATCTGCTGAAGAGTATGTTGTTGAATGTTTTACAAATGGAATGGTTTCAGAAAAATATGATGGCTCAACAAGTCATACTGTTGATCTTCCGCTAAATACAACATACAGTTGTCAAAATTTTTGTGGACCAACTGCTAGATGTGCTATAACTGGACAACAGTGTTCTGCTGATATTGATTGTCCAGGTTGTCAACCTTATTCACCTCCTTTACCAAAAGCTCAAGGATGTGTGCCTGGTAATGACGATGCTGGTAAATTAACTGTAGGTGTTACTCCTACATATTCACCATTAACAAATGGTTATGGAACCCAAGAAAAAATTATAACTGATGATATGTATGCTCAGCCACCACAACCTAATTTTGGCGTTGATGTATGGGGTGAATCATTTAACGAAGGTCAAAGTCTTTTTAATCAAAGATATCAACCCAAAGGACTTCAATATATGCCAAATTACACTCCACAATATAGTATGACAGGTGAATTTATTGGTGATGGCCCATTACCTTCCAACATATAAGTTATTTATTTTTGATTGTAGTAGCTCTTGATATATGTTTGATAATTCTATTTTCTTTTTCCTTTCCATTATCTCCTTCACCACCTAGTGCTTCAATAACAAACTTACTATATTTATCTGAATTTTTAGATTCTGGATCATTATAATCGGGGTACCTTTCCTTATAAGATAACATTAATCTTTCATTTTTAAATGCTACCTTATTTATCATTTTTCTAATCCTTTTAAGATCTTCCTCTTCTTTTTCCCACTTATCTTCATCTTTTACATAAAATGTTTCTCTCTTTTGATCTGTACAATGAATAGGTCTTATTGTTTCATCTAGATCATTAAGCTTCTTAACTATAATATTAGAGATACCTTGAACAAAACCAGCTTCACCTACATCCATAAAATCAGAAAGTTGCAGCTTAATAGAGTCAACAAAGTCTGTAATATTCATAGCATTCTTACACGTTTCATTTAAAAAGAAATTAAGGTTGAAGGCTTTATTATGTGAGTTGGTATGATTATTGTTTGTCGTGTTGTTAGTAGTATTATGTGTACCATTTTTTACAATCTCAAGCAGCTCAGCATTTTGTTTAAGAAGTGTAATAATTAGATCGTCTTTGTCGAAACCATTTATTTTATTTAAATTATCGCTATTATGACCATAATTTTCCGAACAATGTTTTTTATGGGCATAAAATGTAGACGAATGCTTATATGATTTGCCACATATACATTCATATGTTTTTATCGTTTGGAACTTTTCTGATGTAGGATTTTGTAGGCTACAATGTTTATCGGTTAATAAGTGCCTATCATATTGACTCTTACGTGACGTAAAATAATTACAAGAAAAACATTCATATTTTATGGAACTTTTATCGTGAGGAACCATTCCTATATAAATCCTACATAAAAAAGTTCCTAAATCCTTTTCCCCAAAAATATTTAAAAATTATCATCACAAATTTTGAATTATTTTTTCTGTGACCACACCATAATTTTAAAATATGCAGCGAAGTGATGCTTTTTTCATAAAATATCGGGACTATTTTTTTTTGGACATTTTTAAAATCCCCAAAAATGTCCAATTTTTAAAAGTCAAAATACTTTTCAAATTTTAAAATTAAATTCCTCCCTTCATGACTTTTTTGAAATTTTCAACTTTATACTACATGGTTGTAGTAAAAATGGGTTTTCTTTAAGTAGTTTTAAAATATATATTATTATAACAACTTAAAGAATATAAATAAATATATTTTCTTTAAGTATAATATATGAAAAGTAGGCGTTATAGAACTAAAAAGCGTTCGCGAAAAAATATTAAAAGGAAAACAAGAAGATATAGAAGAAATAGAATGGGTGGTCATCCTAACGAAGACTTACCTCACTGGCATTTGCGTATTAGAATGCCTAGTGGAGCAACTAAATTAATGGGCGAAGCATTTGAGAGAACAGGACAAGGAAGTGATAGTTCTGTTCAATCAGGAACTGTTAGAGATATTCAGTATTTTGTTCAAGATCAAGGACTCGCACCAGGAACTTTTACTTTATATTGGAGAGGGAAAAAATTAGACAATCCTGACATTAAAATTAGACAAATAGTTGTTGATGGTCAAAAGATTCCATTATATGATAATTCAGCAGCAGATCCTATTGTTGTTGAATTAAATGAATCATTGCCACCAGAATATGTTGAAAGTCATGATTTAGATTTAGCTGATTATAACGCACCACAAACACCTCGTTAAAATAATATTATTAAATTAATAAACAATATTATTTTTAAGTAGCATATAAAAGACCAGCATTTCCACCAACAAATATTACCATATTTACTCTCTCTTCCATTAAATACATATTATAATTGTAACTATAAATTCTCCATGTTGGCTTATTAATACCTACTATATCACCAGTATTTGGGTCACAAATAGTAAGTACTTGGGCATATGGATCTGCTGGAGGAGATATTGTTGTTAACTCAAATTGAATATTTGTAAATCTACTCATATTCATTGCACCTGAAGGTTGTAGATTAAATGGATTTGTATCTAAACAAAAATTATAACAATATAATCCAGGTGGAGCAAAACCAGCTGTTCTAACGTATTTTTCCACAAAATTATAGACTCCTGATGGGATGGTGTTCTCTCTATATTGACCGTCTAATATTATACCCAATGCGACTAAAATATATTTTAAATTTTGGGGATTATAAACACCAGTCGTATATAAACCACTTAATGTACCATCTGGATTTAATCCAGGACCTAAAGTACTATTACTAGGAGGTGGAGGTGGTGTCGGATTTGGATTAGGAAAATTTCCTAATGTTGAAGCAGGAGTTACGTCTTGTGGCATATAATCATAAGGCCAATTTGTATAGTTAGACCATTGATTTCTTAAATTTACATCACTTCTTTGGAAATAAAACATCCAACTAATTACCATACCTAATGAATCCAAATTAATTGTGTTTTGACCTGTTACATTGTAGAATGGTTTTTCGTAAACTTGCTTAATTAAATATTTTTGTTCATTTTTCGCAAATAAAGTTGATTCATCATCTGATAAAAAGCAATATGTACAGTTCATATTTATATCAGCAAACCAATTTGTTCTTGTATCTACATATGAATTAGGTCCCAATGTTTCATCTGGAGGGGTTTGTAAAAATCTGTAGAATTGCATATAATATTGATTAAAATTTGGTTGAATAACTGGAAAATTATTTGTGTAATCCATAACGTCACGAATAGTAAACCATTCATTAATTGGTCTAAATGTAACATTAATCCATAATTCATTATATTGAAGCGCAACTAGCGGAAATGCCTGAACAGATGATAAATTAAACCACGCACCTAAAGGTATCCATAATGTTCTACCCATAATAGATGGTTGAGCACCTGCTTGACTTGTGGTATAATAAGCATTTGGGTAAGCATTTACACGAGCACCATAATTTCCTGGATCATTTAATTCTGGTACATTTCCTATCATTTCATCAAATAATGCCAACTTTCTTCCACTAAAATCTCTTTGAGCTGATGCTAAAATGTATTGACCTGAATATTGTTGTAATTGTTGATTACCACAATTAATTGTTATTTTACTTATGATTTGAGCACCCAAATTTTTTATCCATTGAAATTCATATGGTGCCCAATCTGAATAAATCGTTTCACCAGCATTATTAGTATACGTTTGTGGAGGCATTATTGGACTCCATATATTTGGCAATGTTATACAAATATAACAATCCATTAATAAATCAGCATACCTTTTTACTTTAAATGTGAATGTTGATTCTGCCGTTAAATTTAATTGAGGTGTTCCTTCGTAATCTAAACGAAAATTTTGTTTACCAAAGTTTGTATACTTTTTATATGTGGCTTTCCAAAATGTTTTACTTGGATTTCCATTTAATATAACATTTTGTTGTCCTTGAGATACTAAATTCATTAAGCCGCCTGCCATATCTTGGTATATATAATCATTATTTTTTAATTATTTATTTAATGATAATATAATTATATTATTTCTAAAAAATTAAAAATAATATAATATATTAGATGTCAACAACAAATCCAACTGATTATTTAAGCGCTATAAAAAATATGGATGAAAACTTTCAAGTATATATGATTATGGCTTTTATTCTACTTATTCTTATTATATTCATCGGTTATATGATTTATTTAAGTAAACTCGAAACACGCGAATGTAATTATATGAATGGATTATATCCATCTGTTGATGGTAATTTAAGACCAATTACATCAGGTGACCCTGATTGTAGCGGTAATCTTTTTGATTATTATATTAAAACATCATATAATTCTTGCTCAGGAGGTAGTTATAAAAATGATTTTGTCGATATATGTAATTTGAAAGCAGTAATTAAACAAGGTGTTAGATGTTTAGATTTTGAAATTTATTCAGTTAATAATCAACCTGTTGTTGCTACAAGTACCTCAGATAGTTATTATGTTAAAGAAACCTTTAATTCTGTCAATTTTGGAAGTGTAATGGATACAATTGTTAATTATGCTTTTAGTGGAGGAACTTGTCCAAATCCTACTGATCCTTTATTTATTCACTTAAGATTTAAAAGTAGTAATCAAGAAATGTACTCTAATTTAGCAAATATATTTAAATCATATACAAATTATATGCTTGGAATGAATTATAGTTATGAAAGCATTGGTAAAAATTTAGGCAATGTTCCATTATTACAGTTACAGAACAAAATCGGATTAATCGTTGATAGAAGTAATACAGCGTTCCTTGAAAACCCAGACTTAGTAGAATATGTTAATATAACTAGTAATTCTATGTTTATGAGAGCATTAAGCTATTATAATGTTAAAAATAATCCTGATATAAATGAACTAACTGATTATAACAA